CGACAACTCTACAAGCACATTCTCACCGTTATCGCCTATCGGCTACCCTGATATCGTGCCAATGCTAGAGACGGCACTATCGCAAGAGCCTATCGCCACGCCTACATTCAGCCTCAATCTGGCGTTTATCAATCGAATTAGCAAACTCACCTCAAGCCTAGACGCTAAGAGCAAGCCAGAGCCAAAGTTTGATATCACAACCACTGGCGACAAGAAGCCGATTATCTTCAAGCGAGCTAATCTGACCGTTCTACTTCAGCCACTACGCACTAGCACCAACTAACCATAGGAGACCATAATGGCAAAACACGCAGACTCAAAGCGCACAGCAACCGCAAAAGCACGAGACCTCACAATCAAGCAAGCCCGCAAAACCAAAGCCCTATACGGAACGAGCAAGTAAAAATGACTAACTCACCATTCACAATCACCGTCAATTCATTCGAGGCGCTAGTAGACCTTGAGATGGCACTAGACGGATATATAGATGACCTAAGCACCTATCGCTACCGTAATGAGCGAGAGCAAGAGACACTAGATAATCTCTACAATCTACGAGAGCAAGTTGTCTCACAGCGCAAGCCGATTACCAAACAGCGCAAACTAATGCGACTACTTCAAGAAGAATTGAGAGTAAGATGATATTCTGTAAAGACTGCCACCATAAGCACTCACCGTTCATAACTAGAATAAGTTTCTGTATAAGTTGTGGCTCAAACAACTTGACAACCAAGCAATAACCTGCTATAATATAAACATAACGCAAGACACACACAAACTCAGGAGACTAAGATGACACAGCCAGACCTAATGCTACAAGTTGATGACAGCAACCGTATTAGCGCTTATTATGACGGATATGGATATGCTTACGAGGATTTTGTAGGCGACAGTATGGGAGTTTACACGCTACGCAAGGCACACTTTATGGGCGATATCAAAGGTGGCGAGCTAACCGAAGACCTAGACCGACTGACACGCAACACGAGCAACTGGCAACACGAGAGCGCAATCGGTAAGTATCTTACTATCTCAAACAAGCACTATCGCAAGATAACCCTACAAGGCTATTCACAAGGCGACTGGGCAGAAGTGTTTATCTATTCAGATGATGACTGGGTGCTAGACAAAGACAGCGACAGCACACTTCAGGCGTGGTTCAAGGGCGATATCTTCACCGTTCACCACGAGCGACTAGAGACCTACACGAGCAACACCGACCCAAGCAACACAATCTCTCAATGGGAGACCGTAGACAGCCTAAGCGCCTGTATTGTCGAGAGCGAAGAAGACCTTGAGGCATATATTTCAGACTTCAACTTGACAATCACTAAATAACCTGCTATAATCAACTCATAACAAACAAACACACAAGGAGATTACAATGAGCAACTATGGTGATTTTGATACTTTTGAACTAGAGCAGTATCTTGACGAAGCCAAGGGAATTGCGTGGGACACCTGCCACAAGATTTATGTTCTAATGGATAATGAGCAGATGACCAAGATGACCGAGTATGGCTACGACCCTTTGCTATCGGCAGATGACCACACACCGGCACAACTACTTCAGATTATCAAGGGCTGGTATGAGCAGTCCTGTGGGTTGCGGTTTATCGAGGCAGTCGAGACTAACGAAGAAGACCCGAACGCTGGTTTCCACACAATCGTGCCACAATTCTATTCAGACGAAGAAGACGAGGAGTGCCGAGACTGTGGAGAGACCTACTGTAATGGTATCTGTGATGACGAATACGAAGAAGAAGACGAAGATGAGGAGACCGAGTAATGACCGTTTATGTAAAGAAGAACGCCACCGTAATCGTGCGAGCTAAAAACTACAATCACGCAATCAACATATTCGCAAGCAAAATGGGTTATGACCTTGAGTATGCTATTCTAAATGACGGATACACAATCGAAGTAGAGGAGACAATCTAATGACAATGACAATCGAGCAGGTTATCAAGTCAATCAAGTTTGAAATTGACCGAGCGCACCGAGACGCACAGATGTCTACAAGTCAAGAAGACCTAGATTATCACAATGGCGAATATGACGCACTGAACTTTATGCTAGAGGTTATTGAGACAAGCGAGGAGAGCAACTAATGGAATTCAGAATTCAACAACGAGCCGAGATTTGGTATGAGACTACAATTGAAGCCGACACTTTTGAAGAAGCGGTTATCAAGGCTTACGAAGACTATGACCTAGACTGGTCGAGCCTACCAGAGAGCGTGGAATTCCGAGACGAATTCTGGGGACAAGATGAAGACGGTAATGAGTATTCACAGAGAGAAGACTAAGATGAGGCGCTACACCGGAACGCTATACATTCCATTCGATATTGAGATTACTGACGACACTGACCAGCCAGAAGATATCTTGAACTATGTTCTTGATACCTTTGGACAGCACGAGTTTGGGCAACTATCGTGGGACAACCCGAACTGGAGTATGGTTGAAGTTGAGGAGGATTTGTGATAGAGTGTCCTAAACACGAAGGCAGTTTCGACTGCTCACCATTCTGTGAAATATGCGGTGGAGACCAAGAGATAGAGGAGCTAAACTAATGAGCGTAGTCGAGATTACAGATGAAGATTTTGACGCTTACGAGCCTATTGAAAACCACTTTCAAGAGGGAACGCAATTATTCGAGACCTACGGAGACGAATTAGAATTCGTTATCCAGCACAAGAAAGAGCATATCTGGACACAGGTAGACGGTTATGACGGTATTTATATTGTGAACGGATATCAATTGGCAAACCGTATTGGCTACTATTTGACCAATAAACCACACGACCCAAGCAAAGATATTCAACTACGAGTAATCACAGAGGAGACAATCTAATGAGCGAATTCAACAACTGCCAAGACTGCTACGAGAGCCTACGAGGCGACTATGAGCGACTTGAGACTGGCAGATGTGAAGACTGCCAAGCAACACACGAACGCAACACCTACGACCCAATGTTTGACGACAGAGCGTGGGACAACCAGAGAGAGGCTTACTAATGAACGAGGGATACGCCGAAGCAATTGATATGGTTCTAGAAGTAATCTCAGAAATGAGAGAAACCTACGACTTTCATAACCCAACACTTGACGAACTAGAGAATAGGATTGTGTAATGACAAGCGAGTATGATATCCAATTCCTATTCGACTGGCGATATGGCGACACTGTGCCAGTATGCCGAGCCTTTCACCTATGGCTAGATGTAGACGGACAATTCAACACCGATAACGACATTATTGTAGACCGCTACGAATTCACAGAAGAAGATATCGAGTGGATTATCAAACACAACGACTACGAAATTTTAGCTGACCTCAATGTAGACGAATGGTATTGCTCAAGCGAGTGGCTCAACCACTTAGGTATGCCAGACGGCTTCAAGAATTGGGTTCGCAACCTGCCAGAATATCAACCGTATCAGGAACTTGACATTCACTAACTATTGTGCTATAATACTATTACACACACAGCAACACACTAACAAAGGAGATTTATAATGGGTTTGGATATGGCGCTTTACGCAACCGAGTCTATCTTGGGTAATGAATACACACGCAACGCAGACGGTTCTTTTGCTGAATGGGAGGACACTAACTACGATACAGCAATCGGCTCTGTGGGGCTTGACCGCAGTGATATCAGTGTTGATATGCCTTATGTCAGTCTTGAAATCAAGGTGGCAGAGTGGCGCAAGGCTAATGCTATTCACCAGTGGTTCGTGAACAATGTTCAGGGTGGCGAAGATAATTGCCGAGACTACTATGTTAGCCGAGATGACCTAATCGAATTGCGAGACCGTTGTCGAGAGGTTATTGATATGCGAGACCGACAGAACGCTAATCCAGATGAGATGTTGCCGACTGCCGAAGATATCCTACCGACTGGCGAAGGTTTCTTCTTTGGCTCAACCGAGTATGACGAGTGGTATTACCAGAACATTCAATACACGCTAGACACGCTAGACAACCTGCTGACCAATCCTAAGTTTGGTGGCTTTGACTTCAGCTACTCAAGTAGCTGGTAGAATGTCTCAGCTAATCGAGGTAGAACTCACTCAGAAACAGGTAGACTTGCTATTCCCTGCCTTGAAACAGGCAGAGAGCGCTTACACTACGCTAGGCAACTTCAAGGCGTGTAAGGCTCTCACTGAGATTTACAACTCACTACACAGACAGATTTACACTTACGGACAGGTGGACTAATGACAGTTTATGCGCTATACAATAACAGCGACTCAACACTACACAGCGTATACACAACGAAGTCGAGCGCTAAAGAGGCTCACTTCAACAATCAGACTTGCGGTCTAAAGACATTCAAGCACTTGACTAAGGTTCAGGTTGAGAGACTATCTTACACCGAGGCAACATTCTTTGAACTTGTAATGGAGGGAGCGTAATGAATAAAGATATCCTAGACAAGTATGACTACAATGTTTATGTAGTAGACGGCGAGATTGGCTTGTATGCCTATCGCCAGAAGTATCAGACACACACTAGCACCGAGACCGGAGTGCTACGCTATGTCGAGTGCGACACCTCATCATATACCTCTGTGAAATTCCCTATGACGGTTCAGTATCACGAAGAGGTTGCTTACCTGCTTGACAACGAAGAGTGGCTAGACGAAGACCTTGAGAGTTGGGAAGAATATGACAACTGGGTCGGTGCTGAATACTTGACAGAAGGCGATACACCTGCTATAATCGCCTCATACCTAGAACATTTACCAGACTACGAATTGGAGTAAATATGAAGAAACATAAAGATAGCGCACTGCTTGACAGTATTACCCTTTCTCGCAAGGTCGAGAAGATTGCGATTGCTGACGCTCGCCTCAAGGCTAGTGATTGGGTTCGTGAGCAGACCGAGGAAGAACATTCTAAGGTTCTTGACGCTGTGCGAGACGCACTGATTGCTGGCTACTCAGCACGACAGATTGGTATTGCCTATGGCTCGACTGACCCTTATACAGCTAAACGCCTTGTAATGGAGGCACAGAACAGCAGTAGCAAGTCATTCGTCGAGGCTATGGAAAACCACCCAGAGTGGCTTGTAGAGGTTCACGACACCGACCGCTTCACTATCAAGGCTTTCGCTCTAGGTGAGCAGAAGTTGTCGGGTGAGGGTCTATTCACAGTTGATGAAGACGGTGAGAACTTTACACAGATTGACGGAGACAGTTTCATTCAGGTTCAGATGTATCGTCTAGGACTTGTTGAGCAGGTATTGGAGGAGGTTCGTGGATAATGAAGAACTTGAAGAACTTATGGAAGCAACTGCTTCGGTCGCTGATTACTTTAGCGACATCACTGGTAGCAGTATTTATGTGGGCGCTGATGTTGGTGGCGATGTCTGGATTAGTAGCAATCGAACTAACGGCAAGGAGTATCTTGAGAGCCTTCAAGAAGCCGAGCGCAGACTAGAACTGCTTTATAGCGAACATTTTGACGACGACGACACTGACCCTTATGGAGGATTAATTTGAGACCAAAACTATCTAAACTAACGCTAGAGACAGAGCAAGAGAAAGCGGTTGCTCGTATCGTAGCAGAACCAACTCGCTCTGCCTTGAACGCAAGTTTGATGGGAACTGGTAAGACACTTATGGGTGTCGAGGTTGTCAAGAGACTGGGAGCTAAGACTATCCTAATCATTGGCCCACTAAACACCTACTGGGGCTGGTGGGATACCATTCAGCGACAGACTGAGTATGGCTCAGATATCTCTCGTATCAACTCAAGCAAGGAAGGCAAGGAAGCATATCAGGAACTAGCCTCAGGTAAGTCTGGCTGGTATTTCGTCGGTCGTGAGTATTTTAGAACGCTAGACTGGACTAAGATTGTGCCTGATGCTGTGTTAGTTGATGAGTGCCACTTCGCTCAGAACCGAGCCAGTAAGTCATTCAAGGTGCTGAAGACACTGAACGCTGGCTTCAAGTTGTCAATGTCAGGAACTCCGTCTGGCAACCGCTTTGAGGGTTTCTGGGCTGTGTCTCGCTTTCTGTGGAAAGATACTAACATTATTGATAAGTCATATTGGAAGTGGGTTGAGAAGTGGTGTCGAACCGGCTACTCACCTTTTAGCCAAGTTGAAATTCTTGGTGAGCGTAATTCAGGTGCGTTTGTAAACTCGCTACCTTGCTATGTTCGCCTTGAGACTAACCACAATCTTGAGGTTGTCGAAGAGACTCGCTATGTAGACCTAGTGCCAGCACAGCGAAAGATTTATGAGAAGTTTCAGCGAGACCTTGTTGTCTGGCTGGGCGAGAACCCAATGGTTGCTGAAGTGCCTATCGCGGCTCGTATTCGACTGCGACAGATGACCTTAGCTGTGCCTAGCATTACCGATGAAGGTGAAGTTATCTTCGAGGAAGACGCTAAGTCTACTAAGTATCAGGCGCTTCAAGAGATTATCGAAGATAATCCAAATGATGCTATGTTGCTATTGACAGATAGTCAAAAGTATGCTAGACTCGTCACAGACAGGTTGAACAAGACCAAGCAGGTTGCGTTTGAATGGTCTGGTAAAGCGAGCCAGAAACAACGAGAAGAGGCTAAACAGGCTTTTCTGGCTGGTGAGCTAAAGTATATCGTAGCGGTTATCCCAGCTATTGCCGAAGGTGTAGACGGACTACAAGATGTATGTTCGACTATCGTGTGGCTATCTCACTCAGATAGCAACCTTATGAACCAGCAGGTTGTTGAGCGTATCCGTCGTCGTGGCCAGAAAGATGTTGTAAAGATTTATGACATCGTGGCTCGTGATACTTACGACGAGGGCCAGCTATCAACGCTACTACAGAGACAATTGGAGATGAACGCAAGTCTAAAGAAAGAGGTTTAGTATGGAGATTATGGAATACATTGTGACATATACTTGTATGGCACTTATCCTTGGCCCTGTTGCCTATGGAGTATTCGTGATAGCACTAGCACCGCTTGCCGGTTTCTTTGCTTCGCCAAGCACAGCTACCACCAGCAAGCCTGCTGTGAACCGCAACAACAGGGTTTACGGACAGCCTAACGCAAAGTCTTACATTCGCGTAAGAACACACGCCTACGACTACGACGAGGACTAATGAGCAAGATGAATGAACAGTGGCTAGATGAGCAATATAACTGGCCAGCAATCGGAGAACTTAAGGAGAGTAATGAACGAGAATAATGTGCAAGCAATCAATGAATATATGGACTGGTTGCGAGACAAGCGGATGCATCCACCGACAGGCTCGCCTGAAGAGTGGCTTGAGGAACAGCTAAACACAGACGCACGAAAGCGACTAAACCTGCTATCTGACTACTTGCTAAACCTTGATGAGTTGCTTGATAGCGACTACTCAGAGGTGCTAGTAAAAATCCATTCTTTTGTATTTGACCCATTGGAGGTAATTGAAGATGACCCAGGAGTATAACAAGGTAGTTGATTACTACCCAGTTGTGAATGATAACGACATTGAAGCTGGATATAAAAAACTAGCCGAAGACCCGGAAATGAATGAAAGACGGAAGACTGCTCGTATCAATCCTGACTCTATCCCTGTGCTTGGAACGGCAGTTGTGCTTGTCACAATCTTGATGGTCTCATCATTCGCTGTTTCGTTCAGTGGCATCTACGAGGTGTCAGCGTGGACTGGTATTCCTAAGTTCATTCAATGGCTACCTGCATTATTTATCGATGCTGCAATTCTGGCATATACTATCTCACTTATCGTGTTTAAGGCTCGTGGTGAATCGACTTGGAGGACACTACTTGGGCTATCTGGTTTCGCTTTGGTATCTATCTTTGCTAACGCTACTCACACAATCGCTTATTGGGATGGGTCTTTGGCCGATTACCGCGCTTGGATGGGCGTTGTTATTACTGCCTCTGCTCCAATTGCTGTCCTACTTGCTTCAGAAGAGATTACGCGATTGGCTTTCAAGGGTGACAAGTGAGTAAGCCCGACTGGGCAGAACGCTTACAGAGGACATTTAAACGCAAGTATCAGCAAGGTTATCAAGATGGCTGGAACGAGGCTACACAAGCCTACAAAGGCTATTTAGTAATGACACCAGCACTACTCGAAGACTACAAGCGACAGGCTCGCAAGGAGGAATATGACAGACTACAAATTCAAAAAGAAACCTAGAGGCACACACTGCTCTAAGGGTCACGAGTTCACAGACGATAACACATTCATCCGAGCATACGACAACGCTCGTGTGTGTCGTGAGTGTCGCAAGCAGTATGCTAGAGAGAAGTATCAGCGCAACAAGGATAAGAACGGTGGAGTTGCTCGACCTCGCAAGGATAAAATCCAGATGTTTGAGCTATCTGAATCTATACCAGTGCTTGACAAAGCAGAGAAAGCGTGGTATGATTTACAGGCAGGACTTGCAGAAAACAAGACACCTTGCCTTGGTAAAGCAGAAGATTACGCTGACTATTCATCATTCAAGTCTGCTGATGAAGCAGAAGAGATGTGTTATGGATGTCCACTAATCAAGCAGTGCTACGACTTCGCTGTGCTTAATGAAGTCAATGCTGGTATCTGGGGAGGAATTGTTATGGATGAGGGAGGAAGTGTTTTATTTGACGTTATCTGATGCACAAGTAAAACAGATGGTTGTAGACCTATTTCTACAGAAGTCTGAAAGAGATAAACAACACAAGGTCGGAGCGTCAAATATCTCAGACCCATGCACGAGACACTTGGCCCACGCATTACTTGGAACTCCGGAAGCGGAGCAAAAGTATTGGATGGGTGGCAAGATTGGAACGGCTATTCACAGTTTCCTTGAAGATGCTATCGAGAAAAGTAATGACAGTCTTCTTGATGGCGCAATCGTGGAGCAGAACATTGAATTAGGTCACATCAAAAGCTATGGCGATGTATCAAGCAAGCCAGACCTTGTGCTACCTAATGCACGTCACTTGCTAGACTGGAAAACATCTAGCCGAGCTAAGGTCAAGAAGATGCAGAACTTAACTGACGGACTGAAGAACTATCCGGACTCAGCCTACACGCTGAAGAAGTATATCGGCCAGGCTCAGTTATACGCTTGGGGACTAAACAACTCAGGCATCCCAATTGACCGAACTACTTTGGTATTTCTAAATCGAGATGGCACTAACGCCAATGACATCTGGACTTACTCTGTGGATTACAGCGAGGAAATAGCGCTTGCGTTATGGAATCGAGTTAGTAATCTATGGGCCGAGCTAGAAGATGGTGCTCATCCTGATAGCTACACCGCAACCGAGCACTGCTTCAAGTGTGCCGTTGGCATTTAACGACACGCCGATAAATAAACATATTTGACTACAAGAATCATATGTGTTATAATATCTACTCAACAACAATTCTTTAGGAGGAATAATGAGTTCAGAATTTCCCGAACTAGCATTTGCTCAGTTCATTCACAAGGCAGAAGCCTTGAACGCACCGAAGAGCATCTTGCTTTACGGTGACGCAGGTCGAGGTAAGACTTGGCTTGCAGCATCAATCTCGGCAGTCGAGGAATATAACCCTGTGCTACTGATTGACGTAGAGGGTGGCGCATCAGCTATCGCTCGTGACTGGAAGAACGTAGACGTAATCAACATTACAACTCACGAGCAGTTCCAGTCTGTGATGGATGGTTTGTTAAACACCCAGCACAAGTATAAGACGGTAATCATTGACACCATCGGTGTTGTGATGGACCGAGCAGAGAAGTTCTTTGGTGAGAAGCCGGAGAATAAGAGTAACAAGTTTGGTCGCTGGGGCGACCTAAAGAACTGGGCTAACGAGGTCTTCCGAGCGTTGCACACTGCACCGTTCGTAAGCATCCTGCTTGCCCACGCTCTTGATGACAAGGATGAAAACACTGGCGCAGTAAAGACAACAGCCATGCTTCCAGGTTCATTCAAGAGCACACTCCCTTCAATTCCAGACATCGTTGGATATCTTGGTGTAGAAAACACTGAAGAAGGTCCACAGCGAGTTCTGGTCGTTGGACAGTCTGACCGATTGGTAACCAAGAACCGCTTTGGTTTGCCACCGAAGATTTACCAGCCAACCATGAAGGGCATCATCGACACTATCAATCAAGGAGGTAACAAATAATGAGCAACATTCAGTTCAACATTTCACAGGAGGCGCTAGACGCTTCAGCATCATCAGACTACACCCCGATTCCAGAGGGTAGCTACAACGCTACAATCTACGACATCAAGCAGGAGTTCGTGAAGTCTGGTCCAAACGAGGGTAAGCCTCGCTTTAACATCCAGTTCCGCCTGTCAGATGCACCATACGCTAACCGTCGTGTGTTTGGTTACGTTGCGTTGTATGCAGCAGGTGACTTCTGGAAGACCAAGGCGTTCTTCTCTGCTCTTGGTATTGACATGGCAGCTGGTACATTCACTGTGCCAGACGCTCAAGACCTACTAGGCAAGCCAATCGGTGTGCGTGTCAAGGTGGGGAAAGACCAGAACGGCGCTGACCGCAATGAGGTAGCAGGCTTTGATAAAGCCACCTCAGGCAGTGCTGCTGACGCAGTGATGGCATCGGTGGGCGCAACTCCGGTTGCCTCGTCAGGTAACGTCTGGTAAAAGTCCCAATGGGCAGTCCTGAGACATGACTTAAAACTGTCTCACAAGCCCCTACTGGAGTTACACGCTTTTCTCTCTCCTCCTTTGTGTGTGTAGTCTGAGTTCGATTCTCAGCCGGGGCACTGACCTAGACACTATCTGGATGATTCTAGACAATCGCCAGAGGCGGCTAGTGGGTTCGCTACCCAGACTGAGCATAGGCAGTAGTCAACCTCTATGCAATTCCCTGCTAACTCAGTTGGTACAGTGTTCGGCTGTTAACCGAAATGTCGTTGGTTCGAGTCCAGCGCAGGGAGCAAGGAGAGATACTAAACTAAGGAGGATATATGAAGACCAGCGACTTTCTAAGCGCTATTTATGGAGATGCCAAAGGTCTGGCAACCATCGTCACACGAGGTGCAAGCGGTGAACTAACAGAGCAACAGTTCTACAACTACCCTGACCAGCGTGATGCTATGGTAAGCCACGTCATTCAGCACCAGTCTGAAGACGTTTACTTTTCACCTATCCTATTCAATGCACCACGTCGCATCAAAGAGAACGCAAAGACCGTTCACGTCATCTATGCCGATGCTGACTTCTGTGCACCAGAAAACTTCCTCGTAGAACCATCTATCTCTGTGCAAACTTCCGAAGGTCGTTGGCACACTTACTGGATGCTAGACTCCGAGGTTGACCCACAGGTTGCAGCACTCCTATCCAAAAAGATTGCATATGCACACTCGCACCAAGGTTGCGACAAGTCTGGATGGAATACCACAAAACTACTCCGTATTCCTAACACGATGAATCGCAAGCAGGGAGTAGATTACGCTATCACAGCAACAACGTCTGGCGCAATCTACTCCCTCGACGACCTGCTACTTCACTATGAAGACGTAGAAGTCGAGCCTATTCGTGAGTTGTCACTAGAGCCACTACCTGAGCAATGGCCATCTGTCATGGATGTTATGGCTAAGATTCAGAGCAATCCAGAGATTATCGGATTGTACATGGACCAGCCATCGCTCAGTGCAGACCTCTCTGTGCTTCTTTGGAAACTTGAGATGCTGCTTTTCAAGCAGGGCCTCACACCTGAAGAAGTCTTTGTAATCGCTCGTAATGCCAAGTGCAACAAATACCACTCACCTATGCGCCCAAAGCGCCTAGACGCAGATGGCGACCTGTGGCGTGAGGTTCAGCGAGCAGCTGCATCTTATGGTCAGGAGCCAGCCGGAACTTCACTTGTTCCGATTGACCTGACCGACATTACTCCTACCGAAACATTCACTAAGCCAAAGTTCCTAACGGACTCTGAACGCCTAACAGTGTTAGAGCACAGAAACTTTATCGACGAATATCGAGACTGGGCTATGTCGAAGACCGATGGTGCGATTGCGTACCAGAACGCTTCAGCATGGACTCTACTATCTTGTGTGTTCTCAGATATTGGCTATGCTGTGCCTAAGTTCGGTAAGATGGGCTTGAACCTCTGGTTCATGGTCCTTGGTGAAACAACTCTGACTCGTAAGTCAACCTCTAGAAACCTCATGCTTCGTGCTGTGCGCCAGTATGAGAAGTTCTCTGGATACCAGATTGACATTGGTTCAGATGCTACACCAGAAGGCTTGACCGCAATCCTCGGAGAGCGTGACAAGCAGACATCACTCCTTCATCGAGATGAAGTCCAGGGTATGTTTAAGGACTTTATCAACAAGACCTATATGGCATCAGCAGCTGAACGCTTTACTGAGTTGTATGATGGTCATGTTCCTGTGACGATTCGTTCGTCAAAGGGCAAGACACAGACGGAGCGAGCCGAAACTAACTTCATTATGTATCTAATGGGTATCACGAGCAAGACTGCTGACGTGCTAACCACTGAATACTTCCGAAGCGGTTTCTTGGCACGTTTCATTTATGTTACAGCACCTACTCCACCACGCACCAAGGAATCAGAAGATATCCAACAGGCTGACGAGTACGAGGTAGTTGTTCGTGACGAAGTTCTTGAGAAGATGATGAAGGACTTGTCAGATAGCGTTATGTTCTGGCAGAAGAAGGGTGGGCCGAGTCCTCGACCTGTTCGACTAAGCCAGCGAGCGCTAGAGCGTTTCAATCAGTACAAATGGGAAATGGGTAACTGGGCCGAGAATCATCCTGAAAAGGAATCTATCGAGCCATCACGCCAGCGTCTATCACTGTCTGTTTGGAAGTGTGCAGTTCTACTTGCTATGTTCGAGAAGTCAGAAGAGGTACAGGAGCGTCACTTGCTGACAGCTATCATGTACTCTGAAGACTGGTTCTGGAACCTAGTTCAGATGGCTGGAGCAATCTCAGCGTCTGAGTGGCAACGTGACGTTGACCGTCTTGAAGCGTTTATCGTGGAGAAGGGTGGTCGTGTTCGTTACGAGGAGTGCTACAAGAAGTTCAGCAACAAGCGTAAGCGTGAGTTTGATGAGATGGTGGAAGCACTTAACTCTCAGGCTCGTGTACATGAAGTAACAGAAAATCAGAAGCGTTATTTGGAGGTGGTTTCAAATGGATAGAGCACAGGAAATGCGTGTTGCTCAGGCTCTAAATGAAGCCATCTGGCTTCGAGACAACATTGCCTCGCTGGAGAAGTCAGAGATTATTGAAGCGATTATTCGCATTGGTAAACTTGAGATATTCTCCAGCAGGCAGTTGTCTGCAATTACAAACGGTGCAATCCAGCACTCGACAATCAGCAAGCTGATTGGCAAAAACAACAAGACAGGAGGCAAACTGAATGTTGGAACTCTTGATATTCTCCGTACTATCCTTATTAACAGGGCTGATTCTGCTACTGATTTCAGACTTATCGCTGACGCAGTTGGGCAAGGAACGTCTCAAGGCATGGTGGAAAAACTCACTGGCGTTAATCAAGGCACTATTAGTAAGAAAATAAAGGAGATGAGATGAACTTTGATGAATGGATTGAAATAGGCATCAAGAATAGCTGGGCTGGCCCTCCTGTGTGTTACACGCATGACGGACTACCTACAACTCGTGAAGAAGATGATGAATGGGAAGATGGCGAGCCATGTATCCACATAGTTAGACTATACGAGCACCCCGACGACAGACTGTACGTCGAAGATAACCACGCACCAAGTAAATGGAGGAATCAATGGCTGACCTAAAGAGTCGCAAAGCAAAATTCGATGAAGTAAAATTCAACAAGGAAGCACTCGACTTTCACGCTGACAGGTACGCTAGTGGTTCGGTTGACGCACTCGCAAAGCAGTGTCACCAGTGGAAAATGATTCACGAATTCAAAGAGAGCATGAAGACACCGTATGAGCGATTCACAGAGGAGGGGCAGTCTTATGGCATTAGTATTGAGTCTTGACCCTGGTGGCACGACAGGCTACGCACTGTGGGATATAGCTGATGACGGTAGTTACATTGCAAAAGTTCGAGAGGGCCAGATTGCTGGTAGCCTCAAAGGCTTCCTAGACTTTCACTGGGATGTATTAGAGGACTATCCGATTGACAAAATTATCTGTGAGTCTTTCACTCTTCGCGAGGGAATCTACGGGGCAGACCTGTCTCCAGTGTACATCATTGGTGCGCGAGAGGCTTTGTATCCGACCACTGAGATTATCTATCAGGAACCTAAGCTCAAGCCACTGGTGACCGACATGAGGCTAATGAGGCTTGAGACGTATACGCCAGGCAAGCCTCACCTAAATGATGCTGTGAGGCATCTTGTGATATACTTGAGAAACAATAAACATAAAGGAATACTCGAACTTGGATGGAGGGATTAAATGAAGATTCTATTTCTAGACTTGGAAACAAGTCCGAACCTAGCATATGTCTGGGGCTTATGGCAACAGAACGTAGCAATTACTCAGATGGTTGAGTCAACTGAAGTTATCTGCTTTGGTGCTCGATGGGCAGGAACCAAGAAGGTAATCTTCAAGTCAGTCCACCACGATGGCAAGAAGGGGATGTTAGATGCACTACATGAACTCATGGAAGAAGCTGACGTTCTGGTTGGTTGGAACTCTCAAGCGTTTGACTCGAAGCATATTAAGCGAGAGTTCGTGGAGAACGGCTACCTACCACCATCACCTTACAAAGAACTCGACCTCATGCGAGTCGTCAAATCTCAGTTTAAATTTCCATCGAACAAGCTAGATTACGTCTCACAGAAGTTGGGCGTGGGAGCCAAGGTTAAGCACTCTGGCTTCGAGTTGTGGACTCAGTGCATGGCCGGTGACAAGAAGGCGTGGAAAGAGATGAAGGAATATCAGATTCAGGATGTAAACCTGCTGATTGACCTTTATGAAATTCTGAAGCCTTGGATTAAGAACCACCCACACGCAGGACTACACGAAGGCGTAGAAGATGGTTGCACCAACTGTGCATCTACCAACCTTGAGAAGCGTGGTGTCACTCGAACGGTAACCCACACCTATCAACGGTTCCAGTGTCGAGACTGTGGCAAGTGGATGAGAGGTAATGAGTCAATTGAAAAGACTAATTACCGTTCTATCTAGTCTGTTCAAAAAGAAAAAAGTAGTATTAGAAGTTGTCCCAGTACGCAAGCCTAACGGTTTGTTTACTGGGCACTCTGATACTCACTTGATTTTCTACACAGACATAATCTATGATGAAGATTCAGGCGTTGAGCTAACGATTCAATACATCTGTGCCTGTGGCAATCCTGTATATCGAATCACAGATGACTTCGGCTTCGGCTGTGAACATTGCGATTCAGTATGTGGTCTTGATACACCAGAGACACCATGCGAGAGATGTCGAGAATTATTCTCGGTAGATTTTGAGGAGGGTTAAATTGCCAATTTACGAGTTTTATTGCGAAAAATGCGAAATTAAGCACACTGAGTCACGAGGAATCACAGAGGAGCAGAAGTTGATAAACTGCCCCGACTGTGGTACACTGCTAAAACGTATCTTCAGTACACCAGTAGTCACGTTCAATGGCTCTGGGTTTTATGCAACAGATAAAAAGAAATAGGAGGAATAATGTCAGAAGAAAATGGATTGCGGTCTATCTTTGAAGAAGCAGCGGATAATACTTACTCACCGCCACAGGGGGTTCAGAACGCTGCTAAACGTGCCCTGAAGTGGATTTCAGAGGGCAAGGCTGGTTCGGGCTTTACTAGCGTGGGTCGTCGTCGTGCAAGCCAGCTGGCCTCTGGTCAAGCTGTAACGCGAGATACAGTCGCTCGAATGAAGTCTTACTTCGCACGTCACACAGTTGACAAGAAGGCCACTGGCTTTAACTCAGGTGAAGAGGGTTATCCTAGTCCGGGTCGCGTGGCTTGGGATGCTTGGGGTGGCACTGCCGGTCAAGCATGGGTAAACCGAATCAATCTAGACGCAAAGAAGGAGAAGTAATGAAGGTAAAGGTAAAGGGTAATATCCCTGTTTACGGCAAGCCAGGAGACGCAGGTGCAGACCTTATCTCAACCGAGTCTCTACACTTGCGTTCAGGTGCACGAGCAATCGCACCGACTGGAACATGGATTGAGATTCCAGAAGGCTATGTCGGGTTGATTCATCCTCGCTCAGGTTTGGCCATGAATCATGGCTTGACTGTGACTAATGCCCCAGGCACAATTGATGCTGGTTTCCGAGGTGAGATTAAAGTCTTGCTAATCAATCATGGTAGCCACTCGTTACAGATTGAGCCAGGTCAGCGCATTGCACAGCTAGTGATTCAGAAGTTTGAGACCGCTGAGTTCGAGCAGGTTGATGAATTGTCAGACAGTAGCCGAGGTGATGCAGGCTTTGGCTCAACAGGTAAATGAATCAGTAAACCACCCAAAGCACTATACGTCAGACCCCTCTGGGGTAGAGTGCATCCAGATTACTAGGCACCGAAACTTCAATATCGGTAATGCTATCAAGTATATCTGGCGTGCTGGAATCAAAGATGACAAGAAGCAGATAGAGGATTTGCGTAAAGCAATCTGGTATCTAAACGATGAAATTATTAGATTGGAGATGACAGATGACAGAGGTTAAATTTCGCTCCGATATGACTGTAGAGCTAATTGATTCGATGGGCGATGACAATTCTGTAGTTCGTGCAGCTCGTGTATCAAGTGGCAGTGCATCAGATAGCTCAGATAGAGACGCTGGGCTGATTGGCTACCTAATGCGTGACCGACATGGCTCACCATTTGAGCATAATGCGTTCACATTCTACATCGAGGCACCCATCTTCGTGTTCAGAGAGTTCATGCGCCATCGCATCGCTTCTTACAACGAGGAGTCGGGTCGCTATAAGCAGCTAGAGCCAGTGTTCTATGTGCCAAATAGAGAACGCAACATGGTACAGGTGGGCAAGCCTGGAGCATATACTTTCGAGCAAGGCACTGAAGAGCAGTGGGAAGATGTCAACCTAAGCACACAGCACATCTGCAACAAGGCCTACTACGAGTATCAAGCGCTCCTAAATACTGGGATTGCTCGTGAAGTAGCACGTATGGTGCTACCTGTAAACATCTACTCATCAATGTACGTCACCATGAACGCACGAAGCCTGATGAATTTCCTAAGCCTTCGCACGATTCACCCTGTAAGCAAAGTGCCGTCGTTCCCTCAGCGAGAAATCGAAATGGTTGCCGAGCGTATGGAGAGGTTCTTCGCAGAGAAGATGCCGATTACATACGAGACATTCAATAAGAATGGTCGAGTAGCACCATAATTCAGGTAAGCAAAAACCCCACGTCACCTCGGCGTGGGGTTTTTGTCTTGTCGGGTATTACGTTCCTACGGTAGTAGGCTTGTTATTACCGACACAGCGATAGCTGCTACTGCAAGCCACAGAGCTACTGATGCAGCCTTGTTTTCCCGCTGTGTTTTCAATTGTGTAATGTCATGCTCCACAGTCGTTAGTCGAGCGTCGTGTGCGTCTAATTTCTTTTCAACACGTTGCTGTGATTCTTGCACGTTGCTAATCTTTTCCTCAATGCGCCCAATAGCGATGAGTATTGTTACGTCTGTGGTGTCTTCTGGCATTATAGTTCTTCTGAGTCCTCTTCTGGCTCGTGCTTTGCAGCAGCGTTTCCGAAGGCTCGGTTAATTTCGTCAATGTCCAAGATACCGTCATTAAGATATGAACGAGATAGCTCCTGAGCTACACCCATTACACCAGCAATACCTGCCATTAGAGCAGACTGCCAGACCTCAAGACCGATAAATGAACCACCAACAAATGCGCTGGTGACGTTAAGGATTATTACCGCAATGGTACGGCGAATGATATCCATAATCATGTTATTTATCCAATCTCGCCCATTGTCTAATACTACTATTATACCTTATTATGTTTTCTTGCTGCTTTTATGTAAGCTGTTGAATAAGCGTTCATAAAGCCTCTTTGATAGGCCTGAAACTCTACTGCTGTATGGTCCCTACCTTTATAGTAAATCTTAGCTGATTGATATGCCAGGTCTCTGGCCTTCTTGTTGCGTGACTCTTTTACTAACTTCAGAAACTTAATCATATTATTCCTTTGGGTTACGGATGCGGTATGTTATGACCCAAATACCAAGGGTAATCAAGATTAGATTGCCGGTTACGGTCTTTGCTGAACCCTCAAGCACAAGCCAGGCTGTGCCAAGTCCAACAAGAGTCCATGCCTGGTCAAGCATATCCTTAATAAAATCCTTCATTACTTTATCTTTCTTGTAGAGGCACTTGCCACAACGCTAGAAGCTGCTGCCACCTGTGCAATTTGACCTGCGATAATTGCGCCCACTACTACTTTTTCTGATTTCTCACGAACTTCCGGAGCCATGTCAGCACCAATATTGCCAAGAGCATTAAATGCCTCCAATACAGCTACAGCTGCGTTTCCAATAAGCGGAATAGATGCCAGCTCTTCTGGCACTTCTGGGTCGTCAGCTTCTGCTTCTTCAGCTAGTTGCTCAATAAGCTCTGCCTGTGTTATAATAGGTTCCTCGATATTTTCTACAGGAGGTTCAATTGAAGGCGTTTCTATTACAGGCTGCTGCGGTTCTGGCGTTTGCTCCACCACTGGTTCTGGCTCTGGTGCTGGCACCACTATTGGTTCTGGCGATGATGGCTCTGGCGACGGTTCCACTGATGGCTCAGGTTCGCTCGGCTCTGGAGAGCTGCTAACAGATGGCTCCGGACTTGGTTCTACCGTTTGCTCTGGGCTTGGTTCCGGTGTTGGCTCTACTGGCACTACTGGAGCGTAAATAGCTGCTGGCACAACATCCCAAGCAGATGCGCCGCTAGTCGGCATTGAGTATAGCGTAGAACAGGCTCCACCGCCGTACTCGTAAAACCAAGCGTCTAGCGTGTAAGTGTGGTTAGCAATTGGCGTAAAAGTGTTCACAGAACCGCTACACCCCTTCAGTGACCAGTCTTCAATGACAGGTACACCATCAAGGGAGAGACTGAAACCATCATCAGCGATTGCCATAAAGTAAAGCTCATCAGAGCTACTAAAAGTCATCGTGCCGGTATAGTGGATTGCAACAAAGTCATATCCACAGCCGAGGATATCGTCGCCACCCCAGTCTGCCTGAATATTGGCAGTGTAGGTAGTAACGCAGTGCGTTAATAGCTCTGGGTTACGTTCTGGATACAGGTAGTCTGGGCTAAAATTATAGACATCCAGCTTGAGGTTGTTAGCATCATCGGCAAAAGATGGCATGGCTGCAAAAGAGCCAGCAAACAAAAGAAGGGCTGCGGAAATAATCCGCAGCCCATTTTTATTAAATATATTCTTCATTACTTCAGTTTCAGTATCTGACCTGGAACGAGAGGTTTATTTCCGTTCAGTTTTTGTAAAACCTTAAAGTCCATCTTGTGCTTTTGAGCGATAGCCCAATAAGAGTCTCCACGCTTCACAGTGTAAGTGGTCGCAGAGGCCTTTGCCGGCACCTTCTTGGCAGGCGCTTTAGCTGCTTTAATCTCAGCTGCTTTAGCCACTGAAACAGCCTTCTGGGCCTTTGCAGCGACTACTCCAACCTTAGCGACGACCTTCTTCTTCTTGCTCTTGTCAATCTCCTTGAACAGGTCAATCAACTTAGGGCGAGGGGCAGCGTGTGGCGTGTGGAACTTAGCAGCTGAAGCGTGTAGGTGGTAAGCCTTAGAGGCAGACAGAGAGCTTCCTGTGCAGCCAATACGACCAACGACGCTCTTTCCACCATAAACGACTTCTCCAACTTCTAGCGGTGACTTGTCGTTCATGTGGTTGTACTCAATGTAGATGCCGTCTGACGACTTAATGATAACAGTGTGACCAAGGGCATCGTTCCAGCCTGCAAAAGTAACGCGACCAGTGCGGATTGCATAGATAGACTTACCCTGAGAGCCGTTGCTGAAGCCCCAGTCGCAGCCTCGGTGCGGCTGTGAACGATACGGGGCAAAGTTGCCAAGCTCATCTCTGCGCTCGGCACCAGGCCCCTTGATTGGTTCGTAGTAGTTTAAGTCAACCATTTTAAGCCTTTTCGTATGAAAACTCAACCGCAATTACATCGTTAACTGCAACCTTTGGTGCAGTAGTGGTCTGTAGCACCTGGCTCAGTGTCCTATAGCTTGAAGGCTGACCATTCTCGTAATAGACATTCACAGAGGTGGTAGTCGAGCCACTGACTGCGGTCAGAACGTACTTAGTGGTTCCGCTTGTGAAAGTACCCTTGCCCACTGGCATCCAGGTATATGCAGGCGATGTACTAGGCGCTGAGGCAGGTAGCGTAATTACGGTAGACGTAGGAACGCCAGATGTTCCTGCAACCTTGGTACCCATGAACTGAACGTTCACAATGCCGTCAGAGATACGATAGCGAGAAACGTTGATGGTTAGACCAGTGATGGCCGGGTGGGTATAAGTTGTCCAAGGTTTGTTGGTAACCTTCCAGCCATCTCCTGAGCCAAGGTAAATGCACTGTTCCCAAGTTCCGTCAGCACCAGTTTCAACGAAGGCAAGAGAGCCAACAACCATGCCAGTCAATGCGTTTAGTGCAGCAGTGTTAGTTACCTTATATAGGTATGTCTGCACCTTACCGGCAATCGGAGTTAGATTGGTTGTAAGCGCACTGTCAACGCTTGATGCAAGAGTTGAGAAAGCAGTGTTAAGCGGAGCGATTGAATCGCTCGCAAGAGGATAGTAAATGCTGTAATTAGTTGTAGTGGCCATTCTTCTATTCTACCTTATCTGGCTTCTAAAGCGTCTAGTCGTGCTGAAAGCGAGGCAATCTGTTCAGCCTGGTGGCGAACAACTTGCTGAAGCGCTGATACATAAAACTCGTAGTTAATCGAAGCAGGCTTTCCTTGCTTATCGTAGGAGACATAACCATGAAGCCCTGCATCATGTAGGTCTTCAGCAATCATACCTGGGTGCTTAGGTGCTGAGTCTTCTTCGGTGTTATAGTGGTACTCCACAGCAGGAACGCTAAGAATCTGCTCCGCTGTGTAGCTCAGTGGTTCAATATTTTTCTTCTCATCACGAGAGGAAGCGACGTAGCCCAGCTTATCGTAGGTATCAGTTGAGGAAACATAAACCGAACGGTACGAGGTAGTAAGCGAGTTTCCGTAAACGCCAGTAGCCCAAACCTGGTTGCCTTCAACGCCAATGCCTCTAGTTGAGTTGCCAACATAAATATCTCCACCGAGCCTATTAATGAAGATGTCTGCACCTGCACCGCTTAGGCGACACTGAATGTCGTTGTTGTCAATTGCTAGGTTAGTTTGAGTGTTAGAACCAATTTGAATTGAGCCAGTGCCGTTTGTGAGAGATAATGCGTTTGCGCTCATTTGAACTTGGCCGTTAGATAGGATGCTTACACCGGTAGAGCCAAATCCTCCACCAAAGCTAGTGTCCCCATCTATTGTTGCGTTTCCATTAACGGTTAGTGCGCTGGCTGTGGTCCCATCTGGGCCAAGCCTGTTAGTGGCCAGACTCTCTTGCGCTAGTCCAGTGCCATCGTATCCGGCAGAGAAGCCGTTTTGCGTTACCCTGACGAACTGATACATCGGGTTAGCGCCCTGAATTGCAATTGTGTTCTTGGTCTTTAGGTAGCCGTAGTCAACCATAATGCTTCCAGTGGTAACGGTTCCAGTTCCACCAGTATAGTCTATTGTCATAGTTATGAAAACAGAGTCTGTTGTAAGCGTGTTGATACAAGCGTGAGTAGTGTCATAGGCACTTGCTCCGCTTATGTTAATGTATACCCCAGGGCCATATGTAGCAAGTGCGTTAGCAGTGTCTAGAATTGTAATGGTTGTTATGCCACCAGAGTTGCTAATGCTTTGAATTGGCTCAGATTGGTAGTAGTAATCTGCCAGGTCCTGCATTTCGATGTCAAGGCCGTCGGCAACAATCATTCCATGAGTCTGGAAGGCTGCTAAAGTAACATCTTCAAGTGATAGCACAGCCTGCGAGTATTCATCTACGCCTGTGACAGGGTTAACAGACTGTTGGCCACCTACTAAGCGGAAGTCTGGAGCGTCTCTTTCTTCTGTGACATACTCGCCAAGCCCACCATCGAAATATGTGAACTGCCTAGTCTTCTGTCCAACACTGAGCGTTCCAGCGACATCCAGGTCAGAGGACATGGTGGTATTGGTGTCAAAATTGGCATTAGAAATATTTGCGGTAATGCTACCGCTAACCGTCTGAGACACGTCTAAAACATTCGTAGCACCATAGATGCCACCAGTGTTACCTGACGGAGATACGCTTGTTCGCTCAAGGCTAGATACCTTACGCTTAAGTGAGTCAATCTCTTTTTCGGTAGCCTTGACCCAAGGGGTCATATCGCTAGGTGCGTTGCTCTTCGGTCTGCTCATTTTAGATTGGCTCCATTAGTGGGATGACTGCGTGGTCACTGTATTTCATAAACTCATTTGGGGCAGCAGCCTCTGTCAGCATGGTGTTATTAAAGTCGCTGTACAACTTACCTGCCCATTTGTCGTTAAAGTCAGCAAAGGTCACATATTGAGTTCCAGACATTTCGACTGAGCCATGCGTATATGTCGCTGAAGTAATGCGGTACTTGCTTCTGCCATATTCTGCAATTGCGCCAGGAACATATCCAAACTCTTGACCTGCTGCTTCTTCAATTATATCAGTAGCAAGCGAAATGGCGACCTGTGGCCCACCGGACTCCTGTGCCGAATAGTAAGCAGTTCGGTAAAGAGCATCCTTGTTGGATAGGAATGGGTTGTCTGTGTACTCTGTGACATCATCGCCTGAAGTCAATCCAGTTGGAACTTCGTACATGGTTGGGTTATAGGCGCTGTCGTCTTTACTCCAGACGCGACCACGAGAATGTACACCGGTTCCAGTAATCATCAGAGCCTGCTCTTTGCGCTCACCTGTGTCGCTAAAGACCAGAGACCAAGGCGCATCGACATCAGCATTTGGGCCGACAATCTTAATGATTGCGTTATACGAGTTCTCTGGGTCAACCGATACAGTGACGCTTGCACCGGTTGATTCAATTACTGCCTGTGATACCTTATTCTTTCGGTCGTTAACGAAGCAGTAAAATCCATCCAGCTCTGCCGTCTCTGGCGTAGAGCCAACCGAGGTAGGCTGAGTGTATCTAATTAGAGACTCTGGAGCATCTGTAGTGTATACAGGTTGATTCACAGATGCAAGGGATATAGGAGACTCAATTGTAATCTCCTTAGTCTCGTTAACGTCGATGCTTTCCACCGAGTCGCCATTTGAGTCTGCTTAGCACTTAATAATTGCGTCAGTAACATATGAGGTATCTAGATACTCAAAAGACAAGGCTTTAGAATCAAGTGGCATCGTAACAGTCAGCGAGTCTGTGGTAGAGTTTTGAACCTCAATTGAGCGACCGTTTCTAGGCTTAACATATAGAACGTTAGCATTGAAAGTAATCTCGGCACCGACTGCGATGCACAGAAGTTTAATGTAATCCCAGACGGTTCCTGTCCATCCTGGGTAAACTGCTTTATTGGCAGCATTGTCCACATTGTAAGATGCGTCAATGTTGTACTGACCGCTAGTTAATCCTGCGAGCTCTAGGTACTGAGCAAAAGCTCCACCAATCAGGCCATTAAAAGGCAGGGCAGTCTTCTCTGCGTTCAGTGACTCAAAGACGGACTGGGCGGTTACAGAAACACCCATGCCAGATATGTTTACGTCAGTAATTTTTCCAACGTAGGACCCACGCTCTGAATCAGTTAGGGTGATACTGTTGTCCAAAAGCAGAAGGCTAGATGGGTGAGTTGCTCCATCTGTCTCGGTAGTGTTAGATAGCCCCGTAACGCTCATTGTGGGAATTGAGGCACCAGTGGTAATTGCAGATATTGGAGTAGCTTCTTCTGTAACAGAATAGCTAGAGATAAAATCTCCATTACGATTTGGCTGAAACTTTCCGTTACCTGTTATCGATACGGATACTGTCATTATAATACCTCAGTTAGAGTTGCGCTCATGTCAATAAAGCCGCTGTTAATCTGCGACGAAATGTAGTTAATAGTAGGTGCGGTAGAGAACTCAAGTGCATTAGTTCCGCGACCAGAGATAAAACCACCAGTTGCAACAGAGTTACCGTTTAGTAGAATCTGAGCAATCATTCCTGTGATGTTCACAGTGGCGGCCCCTGCTGTAGCAACTAGGATTTCAACGTGGCTGTAGGTGGTGCCAGATACAGTAGTGTTGGTCCTGGTAGTTCCGCCAGCAGTAATCTTAGTAGGGTTCAGCGCAGTGTCGGCAAGTCCGGTAGAGCGTAGGTAAGGAACGATGCGGATACCAGTAGAAGAGCCAGCAGCAGGGCCATGCCAGCCAAAGTTGAGGGTGTAGCCAGTAGGTATGATGATAACCAGCTTCTCTGTGCCGGTGTATGCGCCAGTTGTAGTGTAGGTGGCATACTTGCTCGGAAAGCCATTGGCAACCGTAGCAGCAGTAAAGGTTGGGGTAAGTGTATTAGTTAGCTTAGGCCAGTCCTTCTCTGCAAGCATCGGAGATGCCCAGTTAGGTGGAAGGATATTTTGGTTAACCGCAAAAGGGTCATTCCAGTAGAATGGTCCATCTCCATAGATGCCATCGTAGAAGTCCTTGATGACGTGCAGGTCAGAGTCAACGACTCCACTGTTCATAGAGCCAGACCAAGACATATCGAATGTTCTGTGGGTTTGTGAGCTACGACGCACAGAGGTGCCACCGTTCAGAAATTGCAATGACTCAGAATACCCAGCAGACCCAGCACCCATTCCGGATGCTGGGGCCTTAATCCAGGTCTGATAGTTAGCGTTACCGAAGTAAACTGTGCCTGCCATTAATTCTTTCCTCGTCTTGCAAGTTCTCTGTTGCCAGCAGCTGCTGACTCTGCAATAAGTTTGTTGGTGGTGTATAGGCTTACTGGTCTGTCAATTGCTGCTCTCAGTAGCTTCCTATCCTCTTGAGACAAGTATACCATTTGTGGAGCACTTCCACCAGCTGCGACCTTAGCGCTAACTGGCATTGCCCCACCAAACTTTTGCTGGTTAATTGCGTTCATAAAGTCGGTTCCGTATGCTCTAACAGCGGATGCTTGCATCATAAACTCGCCGTTAGAAGCGTTGATTGGAATAGAGTCGCTAGTAGGGGTGCCTGCTCCACGAATCAAACCACCAGAAGCATAGTTACCAGAGGCAATCAATGCGTTGATAGATGCAATGTCTAGGCGGAAGCGGCTCTTCATTACGTCATCCATACCTCGGTTACCCTTGATGCGGTCAAGCGACTGCTGGAACTTCTTACGCTGTTCAATCAAGGCAGCTAGACGCTGCTCTTTGGTTGGAGGCGTTGCAGTGATGGTTACAGATGCCTTAGATGCGTTTGCCTTAGCAATGAACTCGTTTAGTGCACGAGTTGCAGGGTCGGTATCTGCGTCTACGTTAACCTCGTTAGGGGTCTCCTTGACAATCTTGTTCATGTCATCAAAAGCGATTGCAAGTTCATTAATCTTGCCTTCAGAAACTCCCATTGCTCGCATTTGTGAACGGAAGGCTTCCTCGCCATCGGCAATAGCCTTGTTCACAGTGCCCTGGCTTGCGCCAGAGTTAACTAGAGACTGAACGTAGTCAGCGTTCGCCTGGATAATCTCCTGTGCAGCAGCATAGTTATCTCGACCAGCCTGAGTATTTAGGTTCATGCTTCCGGTAGCGATACCATTCTGGTAGTTCAACTCTTCCTGAGAACCAGCGATATCCTCGTTTACCTTTGCGATTTCCTCGCGGATATCAGCAGCACCAGCAACGTCACCGTACTTAGTAGCAAGAGCAAGCTGCTCTTCTAGGTCAGACTTTGTTTCCTTCTGGCCAGCAATGTCATCGCGAAGCTGACGAACCTTCTTACGAGCATCGTCTGTACGCTCGTTGAAGTCAGCAATGGCGGTACGCATATCTGCAAGCGCATTGTTGCGACCAAAGCGGAAGTCCAGTGCATCGCTAATAATCGAGCCAACATCCTGAGCGTAGTCACCAAGAGTTACAAGCGCTTCTGTGGTTTCATTAACAGAGTCGGTTACTTCAGTCTGGCTGTCTACCCAGTTACGCAGGAACTGCTGTGCGTAGTTGTTTGCAGGGTTAAGTGCAGCTAGTAGTTGGTTTCCGTACTGAGCAGCCTTGCCTGTAGCATCATCAGTAACTTCAGATGTTGTCATCCAGTTTCTAATGAGTGTCTGCATCTCTGCGTTGGTCTTGGCGGTCGATAGGTCTAGGCCTGTGAAGCCCTGGCCTTCCATAGCGGTCTGTAGGTAGTCTCGCATTTGCTGGAACGGAACTGTAGCGTCTCCACCAGCAAGCTCAATCTCACGAAGGCCATCAACCATAGACTGAATACCACCAGCAAGGCCGGTGCCACTAGCCTCAGCTTCATCAAGTGCGTTCTGCATATAGTTAGACCAAGCGTCTAGCTCCTGGCGACCCTCTTTAGTGAAGGTTGTAAACTCTCCGCCGGTAGCCTTCACAGAATCGCGAAGACCCATCATCGAGCCTTCTAGCGCTGCATTTGCATTATTCACAGCGGTGACAGCTTCTAGGTTCTTCTTTAGCTGCTCGTTAAGACCGCTAACTGCGTTCTCGGCTGCTTCCTCAGAAACACCAGCCTTCACCAGCGTAGACCTCATTAGGTCTTGCTCGGCTGCTGCCTTTGCAGTTTCAGCCTTCATAGCGTCTAGAGCCTTGGCTGCATCGTCAAACTGACCAGCAATCTGAGGGATTCTTCCGCCATTTGCAGCAGCAGCTTCTCCAAGCTGGTCCATCTGTTCTGCGGTTAGACCAAATTGTTTTCCAACCTTTTCGATACCGCCTTCGGCCAGTGCGCCGATAGAGTTCATCTTGCTAATCATGCCCTGGAAGGTATCTAGGTAACCCTCAGCACTCATGCCATCAGTCATTGAGGCAGTAATCATTTGACCAGCATCAAAGCCTGCTGCCTCAAGTGCAGCTACGCTTCCGGCGTTGTCAGGGTTGGTGTATTCCGACCAGAAGTTCTTATCGGCGTTCTCGCCATACTTGGTTAGAGCCTGTGCTGCAAGAATAGCGTAGTTCTCACCTAGCAAGAAGTTCTGGTTATCTAGCTCTTTGTTAGCAGCAGAGGTAGAGTCAGCTAGGTCAGTGTTTGCCAGGGCTGCATCGTTTGCAGAACCAGAATATGAATCTGCGTTTTTGCCTGCCTTTGAGAAGCTGCTTGCAACTTCATTGTGAGCATCCATTGCTGCAATAGCAGTCTCAGTGGTTTTTTGCTCTTCTTTAGACTTCTTGCTAATCTTCGAGGTAATCTCGCCGTAAGCAACCGCACCCTCTTTAGCAGCGATGGTGTCTTTACGGATAGCGTCAGCAAGCGCATCTGCTCCACCTGCTGATTCAATCATTGACTTGCCAAGCTTAGAGTTAGCCTGACTTGCTTCAACGATTAGCGGAACAATGATTGACACAGCGGTGGCTACTAGGCCGATAATGCCAAGCGCTCTTTGGAATCCAGTCATTGCAGCAGCAGCGCCCTTTACAGCAGCACCAAAGCCAATCATGTTAGCCTTCGCTCCAGTTAGGCCACCAGAGAGAAGGTTTAGTCCAGCAGTAGCTACGCCACCGCTTACGCCCATATCCTTTAGAAGTACATTCACAGTGCCGAAGGATGCGAGTGACCTAATGCTAGTTTCACCGAATGAGTTAAGCGCAATCTTAGCTGCAATCAAACCTGCGATAGCAAGCATAGTGGCACCCTTAAAGATTAGGAAGCCAGCACCAGCAGCAGCAACAAGGGAAATCATCCACTTGAAACCATCAGGCATCTTTGCGATGCCCTCAATAAGTCCGTTCACAAAGTCCATTACACCCTTTAGTGTGCCAAGGAAAGTATCACCAAAGGCGGCAGCAAGCTGGTCAACAGATGACTTGAATACAGCGAACTTAGTCATAAGGTCGTCTTGAACCTTGGCATAAGCCTCTGCTGAGTAGGTTCCAAGCGCATACTGTTCACGAGCGTTTGCCATAGATTCGTTAAGGACATCCATGTTACCAGCTAGACGCTGTACCACGTTAAGCTCACGAGTGTTAGTAACACCGAGTGCTGTCATAACCTGGTCGAGTGACCCAGTTGCCGATGCTCCCTCAATCAGCTTCTGGAAGTATGTGCTAGGGTCTTGCTTCCATAGGGCAGCAGCTGCATCGGCGTTAGTGCCTAGTACAGATGCCATGTCGTTTAGAAGTGGGCCAGCCTCGTTGACACCAGTTCCGATAGTGCGGAACAGACGTAGGAGAACACCACGAGCTTCTTCAGGGCGAACCTTTAGAGATGCTAGTGCACCGGCCATACCGATTACCTCGTCAGCTGCATAGCCAGCCTGTGAAGACGTAGCAGCAATTGACTCTGACATTGTGAGGATTTCTTTATCGGTCGCAACTGCGTTTACACCGACATAGGCGATAGCCGAAGATAGGTTCTCGAACTGTGCAACTGGCACATCAAGCATCTGGCTTAGGCGACCGAATGAGGTAGAGACTTCTTCTACTGCAATACCTGTGATGCCAGAGAAGGCAACTACGGTATTAGTAAAGCCAGTAAGTGCACTAGAGGCGATACCCAGCTGTGCACCAAGGGTTGCAATCTTTGTAATCTCCTCATAAGAGACAGGAGAGGTTGTGGCAATGTCCATCAACTGATTCTTTAGGTTTTCAGCAGCAGCACCTGCTACGCCAGAAGTTCTCTCCACAGAGGTAAAGGCTGACTCAAATCTTGCAGCTGCATTGATTGCGTACCCAAAGCCTGCTGCGACACCAAGGCCGACGGCCATCGCCTGACGACCGAGGTCGTAGAGTGCGTAGCGAGCACGACCCATAGATGCCTCAAAGTCACCGCTATTGATGCGAAGAGTGAGGTCACGATGGTGTGCCATATTCTTATAGAAGTTGTCCCACTTTTTGCGAGTGTAAGCAGCAGCTGCTTCATCCCACTTAGCCGAGACTGTAGCTTTCACAGAGCTTGCAGTGGCCTTCATGCCATTCTTCATCTGCTCTTTTTTAATTAGAGCTTGATTGCGTAGCGTGTGGATTCTGTAAGCTGTGTCATACTGCATCTTAAATGCAGTTGCGTTTGCTAGGTTCTTAGCATCCTGGGTGTAGAGTTTTGCCAACTCCTTAAAGCCAGGCTTTGCCTCAGCAGCAGGGTTGTATGATTTAAGTTTAATTCTGTCAGGGAACTGAGTGACTAGATTCTCTTTACGCCACTGGTCCATTCCGGTGTCTCTCGCACCGTACTGCGCCTTCATGGCTTCCTTTGCCATGCGACGGTTTGACGACATTGCCTTCTTCTCGAAATCCGAGAGGGCCTTCATGTCGCGGCTCTTAGCCTTTGTGTATGCTTCGTTCTGGTCATTGAAAGATTTTTCAATGTAAGAGTTTAGCTTCTTAGTGTCTGCCTGAGCAGCAGTTGTTAGATTCTTGATTGCACCAATTGCATCAGATGCGCCCTTTTTAACGCCCTCTGCTGCAAGAGAGATTCTTACTCTAATGTCCAAAGTCTATACCGCCTATGCCGATTGTCTTCTTTAATTCTATCTTATAGTGGCAGGTTTTTAGTCTGCCACTATAAGAGATTCGTAGTATGACTTGCGACTTGGCATAGGACTATCGTCGTAAGTGTATGCAACGGTGTATGGGTACTGACCGTATGCGCTCTTGTTGCTCTTCTTCTTTTCTTCTTTTTCTTTCCACTTATCAAGTTCCGCTTTAGCAAAACAAGTGGCAATCTTTACTTTAAACCCAACATTGGAAGCCTCTTCGTTACGGCAAATCCAAATAGGATTACCGCACTCGTTGCAGGTTTCGTCTTGAAGGATTTGATACGCCTCTAATAACTTGAAGTCGAAAGGCACCCAAGGGTCGCTAGGCTGCTCGTGGAACAGCATAGCGACCGGGCGAATACCTGCTGCAATCGCTGCCTTTATGCTTGTGACATAAGGGCGATTACCTTCCCATGTTAGGACTTCGGTAAAAAACCTGCATCCGTAACTGCCTCGAAATACGAGCCAGCTAGGGTTAGCTTTTGCATAGTCTCAACTAGGTTACCCCATGAGTCCACAGGGATGATTCCGCGAATCTCAATCATGTCTTCCATAGTGAATTGACTGGTGTCTTCATTGCCTTCATAGTCGGTAATCTTGACAACGTTAGCTGCGATTAGGTAGCTCAAGTAGAACTTTACCCATTCAGGGTTGTCTTCTCCATCAACATTCGGGGCTAACTTATCCGCGTTCTTCACAGCGTCTTCCACGATTGCCTGTCCTACGCCACGCATATGGAATGTTAGTTTTGATTCCTCAATCTTGTCGGCAAGTTCACGAGCAACTACATTTAGCTTGTCGTATTCTTCCAGTTGACCAAGGTTTGAAAGTTCCTGCAACTTCTGGTTTACCTGCTCTAGCTCAAAAGCTGAACCTGAATCTAGGTATACATCCACAGATGCCTCTGGGTAGCCACGACCCTTGATAGCGTCAGCTAGGCTAAACTTGCCACGCTTCTGTGCTGCCTCTACAAGGTTGACTACATTTTCTGGTGTGTTGTTTTCTGTCATTATTTGCGCCTTTCAGTTATGAAAAATACCCATTATAAATGTTTAAAGTCTGGGGAGAGGGAATGGGCGCAAACCTCTCCCCAGACTGTTCTTTTTGTTAGGCTACTGCGGTCTTGTTAACTGCAAGCTGTCCCTGTGGCATGAAGTTAACCATGAACTTCACAGAGTCTTCGCCTTCGGTGTTGTCCATAACAGCGTCTGCGATGAACTTGAACACGCTTACAACATCGTCAGCTGCAATAGCACCAGAGCCAGCACCAACGCGAGTTACTAGGTAACCTGATACGCGAGCATCGGTAGCACCCTTGAAGGTGTCAAATGCGTCTGCGTAAGCGCCTGTGGTCTCTGAGGTGATGCCTCGGAAGAAGGTTAGCGAACCAGAGAACTGAGCAAAGCCACGAACCTGTGCGTTCGACTTGTCAACAATACCCTTGTCGTCAATCTTGTTTGACTCGCCAGCACCAAGGTCGTAACCATCCCAAGCGATTGCTTCGGTAAGGTTTACACCGCCTACGATAACTGAAGCGTCTGGAGCAGCTAGGAAAGCAGCCTCGTCGGTAACATCAGCAGCTGGAACCCAGTAAACTGCAAGGTTTCCGTTTGACTGAATCTTGGTACCAGTGATGGTCTTAGTGGTTGGGCCAGCACCTGCGGTACCAGCAGCGGTTGCAACGTTAACTGCAAGCTCACCAGTGGTCAAGAAGCGAGCACCGTCACGAATCATCTCACCGTCGCCAATTAGAGAAACTGGGTAGTCAGTGGTTACACCGTAAACAGATACTAGGTCGCCAACAGCAAATGCTGCGGTTGCAGTCTTGCCGATGCGCTTGATTAGGTAATACTTGGTTCCAACTGCTGCGTCAACAAACTTAGCCTTGAATAGGTTGTAAGCTGAGTCAGCACCTGAGTCTGCATCGCGGAAGCCGTCAAGAGATGCTTCGTAGTTGTAAAGGGTTGGGGTCTCAACAGAAGCGTTGTCAACGATAGCCAATGAGGTGTCGTTGTCAGAGTCAGTCATGTTAAGGGTGTAGTCGTCAGTGACGGCCTGTGAAATGTTGAAGACCTTAGTTGGGTCAGTAAGCTGCGCTAGAGTAGGTGCCCAGGTCGAAGCAGTAATGTCTGCACCACCGAAAGCATCGCTAGTCGCAACGAAAAGACCAACGTTAGGTCGAAGCATCTTAGTTGCCATGCTTTATTCCTCGTTTTCTTCAGTAATAGTTACAGGTTCTGCTACAATTAGCTCGACCTCTGGAGCAGGCTGCTCCTTCTTTTTTGTTTCTTTCTTTGGTGCAGCCTGAGCCTGCTCGCCTACGGCGACTAGGTTCTTGCCCAAACTCGGGTGACCGATGTAGTGAGACGGAACCTCAACCACGTTTCCAGTCTTAGTGTTCTTAGCGAGTGCCATTAGAATCCTTCCAATACTAACTTCTATTCTACCATACAGTGTTGACCATAAAGCTAAATGAAACTTCAGCTACATATCTGTTTGGCTTTGCATCTTGAGTTGCAAAATAGCGTGAACCACCAAAGAGCCTAAGCTCTCCAGCGTCTTCTGGAATGAATCCAGTAAGCTTATTGCGAACCACATCGGCAACCTGACGAGCTGAACGCTGCGTAGGACCAATGCAGGAGACGGTAGCAAAAGACTCTCCGACATCATACTTAGAAGATAGGATGCCACCGGCACCCACTGCCTCGTACATGTCAGAGAACTCAACCACGACATAAGGCAAAATCATGCCATTAGATATAGTTAAATCAGAATTACCTAGAAGTAAGTTCTTTGTATTGCTGTTGTTATGAACATGCAACCTAATAGGGTTCGTTGAAATTCCATCAACCAATTGTGGAACATCGGAAACTG